CTTGATTTTGTTTTTCTATCTCTGACTTTTTTCTAAAATGCGCCAATACAATTTCTGTAGGTCTTATGTCTTTATCTTCATCACCACTAATATAGAAAGCCATCTTGTCATAGTTCTTTGCAATGATACCCATATAATCTTGTTTACGAGTTTCTGACATTGCGTTGTATTCATTAAGAGTTAGCAACCCACTAACGTAATTATTGTCATAAGGTAATTGTTTAGGTTGATTACGAAGTTCCTTTTTGGCTTTTTTAATTGAAGATAAGTACTTTATGTAATCTTGTTTATATTCTTCAATAACTTTACTTTTAGAAACTTCAGCATACCACTTGTCAAACTTCTTACCTTGTTCTTTACTTAATTGTTTTCGGTTTGCTCTAACTTTTGCCCACAAGATTTGAACCTTTAATTTAGATAATTCTTCTCCCCATTGTGCATCAGCTTCAGGTTTTGAAACTCTTACAGCAGGTCTAACTTTAGTTTTTACTTTAGGTTTTAATTTACTTTTAACTTTAGGTGTCACTTAATCTTATCCAATGTTTTCTTAATTTCGTTAATCAAGTATGGATTACGTTCCTCTACCTTTTCAGGAAGTATAACATAAATATCTCTGCCAGTATGTTTACAAAGATTATCTAAAGTTTGTTCTAACAGTTCTTGTGTCTTTTGTTGTTCGTTCATTCCATTACCTAATCAAACAGATAATGAGAAAGATAAAGCGAAATTTTTTAAAATCAAGTTTCTCATTAAAAAAAATTAAAAATAATTAAAAATAATTGAACGCTAGTGCCGAAGACTACCGTTTATTGTTATGGTTAAAAGAAAAATTACTATCACTACGCAACATCTGTTGCATTTTACTTTTGCAGGGTGGTGTACGCCTGTAAAAATAAAATGGGTGGCAGGGGGACAAAAAAAATTTCGGCTATATACGTAAGGTTGTCAGATTTTTTCACCAAATTATTCTGGTGGAAACAAATCATTAAACTTATCTGCCATAGAGTAATCTATAGCGTACCAAAGAAATTCTTCCGTATTATCTAATATAAACTTCCTGCTATCTTCAACTGAACATTTAGTTACTCTCAAAGGTTCATCAGCATCATCAATACCATTAGCTTTCACTATAGCATCACTAATGAGCTTCTGAAGTTTGACATCAGGTTTAGTGTTCTTAAAGAGTGACTTTAAGTATATCACTTTGTTTCTCATAAAGTTTTCTATTAGGTTTAATCTATACTTACTTGTTTTTGTCTTATTATTTCTTTTTACAAAAGTATAAGAATAAGACTAAACTTTAGTATCAAACTATAGTTTAAACTATAGCAGTACTCCATAAGTGGCACTTAATTAAAAGTTGTATATTGAACAAGAACAGCACTTCTATAGTGGCACTTAATTAATCTCTATTCTTTGTCTTTTCTTGTCTTGGTGCTTTCTTCTCCAAGAGTGCAACTTTATCTGTACTCCGTGTAATAGGTGCAGGTATATCACCATAGCTTTATATTTGGTAAACCACCTGCATATAAGGACTTTAATAAGTCTCTTATAAAGCTAGAAATTTAGCTTCTTCTATTTCTTGGTATTGTTCTTCACCTTTAGCAATGAATATTTTCTTTCTTTGGTCTGGTTCATTACTTTTAGGTAATCTTACTGCTACCCAATGGTTATTCTTCATTCCAAACTGATATGTACCGTCTGGTAAACCACTAAAACTACTATTTAAAAACATATTACTCCTTTGTTAATGTTGTTAGTTCTAATACGGGTACTTTAATGTTTTGCTTATATTTCCCCAATAGAACATTCAAAATAAATGTCGGAAGTAATTACCTGTAATTTTTACCTATATTTTAATCCAAGAATTAAGTGATGGCGCACCAAAGTATTTCTCTAGTTCCATTCTAAATTTATCTTCTTTTCTATGCTGATAAGCTAAATCTTGGTCTTTCGCTAATTGCTGTACCCAGTAATAACAAGACATCTGTAAAGCATCAATTCTGTCGTCTTGAGTGAGTGTATGAACACCTTTTTGTAATCTACTGATTTGATAAAATAGCTGATACCTTAATGCTGTTTCTTGTGGGTACATTGCATTAGTTTCATCATAGTCCTTACGAATAACCGTTGGACAGACAACAAGCCTATGCTGTGCCATTAAAGGTTCTAAAGTATCTAATATACGTCTGTGCTTATTAGATTGTTGTCTAATACTCTCAATCGTACAAGGGTACTCTTTAATTAAATAAGGTTTAAGTAATTCATTAAACATTCCTTGACCAAAGTTTTCTTCAATTAAGAGTTTCTTAACTTTATGCTTTTTAGCAATCTGAACTAATTTAGTTAAAGTATGTTCTGAATAACCACTATTAAATCCACCTACATCTAATAAATAAATATTACCATTTAGGAATTTAGTGACTGTATAGGCAGTCTCATCTTTACCTTTACCTGATGGGTCAATGGACATTACTGAACCTGTATAATCTATCCAAGCACCTTGCGTTTGCATTGGTCTAAAATAACCATCTCCTTGTAAACCTACACAAGGTAAATCATTATGTTTTAATTCAGGACTAGAAGCCCAAATAACTTTCTCTGGTGCATTATCAGGATTTAATGTCATTACACTTAAATCAGATAATTTTAATGGGTATCTATCTAGGTCAGATAATGAGCTATCTAATTGATACTGCATATTAAAGCCTATACGACCATAAGATGCTTCTCTTTCTAATAAATCTTTTTCATCAAATCTTGTTGGGTCTGTTGGTTTGCCAACCATTTCTAATGCCCAAGTATTTAAAATGATGGGAGCTAAATTAGCATTGTAAGTTACTAATTGTTTTTCTGTTGGGTATCTAGCGCTCCAATATCTAATCTTATAACCTCTCTCTTGTAACTTGTTATAAATACTTTGTTCTGTTTGTGGTGTTCCTAAAAATATAATTCTTGATGTGTCAGGTTTAATAATAGCTTCAAACTCTTTAATACTTTCACTTAACTTATCTCTCATTGATTGAGTTTGAGTATTTCCTGAAGTCTCTACATCGTCTGCAATAATTAAATCTGCTCTTGAACCAGTTAGTTGAGAAGTAATTCCTAATGACTTAACACTAGGTTGTTGTGAAGCTGTAGCTGTTGCTACATCAAAACTAATCTTACTTTGTCTTTGGTCACCTTTTGGATAGAGATGTTTCAGAATAGGCATCTCACTTAATAATCTTAAACAAAATGTACTAAAGTCATCTGCTCTATTTTTAGAAGCCGACACCACTAGAATATTTATATTTGGGTCTAGTAATAATCTCCAAAGAACAAATGAAGCTGTTATCCAACTCTTTCCTACTCCTCTAAAGGCACTTATGATGCACCTCTGCCCACCTCGTTGTAAATAATCAGCAATATCGTACTGAATAGGTGTAGGTTCAGGTAGTCTTAAATGTCTCCAAGTTAGGTATAGAAAATTTCGGAAGTCATTAATTTTTAATGACGGATTTTTCTTCATTAAATGGAAGTTGATTTATTAATTCTTCTAATGGTGAACCTTTAACAGGAACAGCATCTATGTTGTTGTCTTTTAAAAATTGTCTAGCTACGTTTAAATCTGCACTTTTAGCATCTGGGTCTTTTACTCTTTCCAGTAATTTTTCTGCTAAAATATTATGTAACTCTTTTAATTTATCGTCTGTCATATTTTTTTGCGTATAACGCTCTCCATAATTTGTTTTCCCATCTACTTACATACGTAAGCAATAAACGTAGAAACCATCTTTTCATATTTCTTTAGGTTCAATTTTAATATGTTTAAGAACTTTGTCTTTGTTAATGCCATTTTTAATTTTGTAACCTGAAGTACCATTTGCATTAATGTCTACTTCTTTTCTATTTTTTAAAAGTAACTTATTACTTTCTTCAATCTTTTTATTTTGAAAATTTTTGTAAATTAAATCTTTTAATCTCTCTTTCATTACTTAACCAAATAGTTCCAAGCACCAACTACAGTCGCAACAATGGTTGCAAGAAATACTAATACTGCAACAGTACCTTTTGATTTATTTACAAAAGATTTTAGTTCGCTTACTTCTTTTCGTAAGTCTCTAATTTCATATAAAATTATATCTATAGTATCTTCAGTTTTATTTACTGAAGACATTTTCTTTTTCTTACGCACCTTCACCATAAATAATCTGTACGTTTAACATTTCGCATTTAGCTACTTTGATGTTGGTTGCTTCAGGATATTTGGAAATTATATAATTAATTCTATTAGCTTTATTTTCACATTCTTCAGGTGTGTTGGTATAAGTAACAATAATGTTTTGCGTCTCTCCTGCCACAAAAAAGGACAAGACGAGAGCGAACATCACGTCTACCATTAGTTAATAAAGTTGATTACTCCTCTGAAGCATAAGATGAAAAAACATAGCTCCATTAAAAATCTAGGGGTGTCTTTGTCTTGAAATGCAAAGATGCACCAAAAAAATGTTGATATACCTGATAAAAACCAACCAAATGAGAATAAAGAAATATTATTACTTGTTACAAGATAAGCACCTGTAAATGTAAATAATAAAGCTATCCATCTAGCTAATCTTCCCAGACAACATTAGTCTTCTCTTTTAATGTTTGAAAAGACATCATTGTAAAAGTCTTTCCAAAAGTTAATAACTTTTTGGTTATAGTTATTAATTGTCTGTTTAAATGTCTTGTAAGAATACATATCTTCCCAAGACT